GTGGCAAGCAAAACGGAAAAGCACACGGTAGCGTACAGGAACGTGAAAAAGTGTGAGTTTCATAATATCGGGTCGCATATCGTGGCGACAAGCATAATCGGCGGTACTACGTTTTGTGCGTTCTTTGATTCGGGATTGCATACCGAGGAAAGCATAAGACGGAGAGGAAGCATAAAGTTACATTCAATTTATTCTAAAAAGTAGGAGGAAAAGAGGAAATGAGTGAAGCAATCAAGCACAACAATGTAGCGGTTTTTGATGATAGGGGGATTCCCTCTATTATGGTCCGGTTTGAGAATCCGAGGGCAGCAGTTACCCCGGAAATGTTCATTATCGGAGGGAAAGAGGTAGACGCTATCTATATTTCCAAGTATCCCAACAAGGTAATCAAGGGCAGGGCGTACAGTCTGCCAATGGTAGACCCGACAACGGAAATTACCTTTGATGAAGCCTTGGCAGCTTGCCGGACAAAGGGAGAGGGGTGGCACTTAATGACTGCTACCGAGTGGGAATATCTGTTAAATGACAGCCGGAAGAAAGGCACGTTGCCCCACGGTAACACGGATTGGGGGAATGACTATTACCACAAGGAAGAGCGAGGGGAGCGTGAGGGTTGCGGATACGGCAGGACGCTTACAGGGAGCGGCTCGGATACGTGGAATCACGACCACACCGTATACGGAGTATCAGACCTTAACGGCTTGGTATGGGAATGGTTGGCAGGGGTGCGTATCGTAAACGGCGTATTGGAGTACATACCGAACAATGACGCAGCTTTGGCAGGGTGTGACCTTTCAAAGGATAGCGAGAAATGGCAGAAGATTACCACGGACCAAGGAGGAAAAACCGCCGTGAGGGTCAATGTCGAGGGTGGGGAAATCACGATTACCGACAAGGCAGCAGGCGAGGACTACACCCCGGACTATGACGGCGTATCTTGGGAGGATTTAAAGGTTGACTTGCAGGAGATACCGCAGGCGTTACGCTACTTGGGAATCCTGCCCGAAAACGGCGTGGAAGAGGAAAATAATACCTATGTATGGTTTGACACTACCGAGGGGGAATATATGCCTGTCCGGGGGTCGGGTTTCGACGATACGTCCCATTCGGGACCGTCCGCCCTCAACTTGCATGGTCCCCGTTCCTACTCTTACGTCAGCGTGGGTTTCCGCTCCGCTTTTTATGAGGTAAACGGCAAACTGATTACTGAATAACTGTTTAGGGGTGCGGTAGCACCCCCCATATACGCAGAGAATGGAGCGAAAATGAAAGTCAATATTTATAACCCGGATAAAAAATACAATATTATTTATGCTGACCCACCTTGGGAATATAAAGAAAGTGGCGGAGGGAGAAGAGGTACGGCGGGTTTACCATATCCGACAATGGCAACGGAGGAAATCTGTAAACTTCCAATAAAAGATATAGCAGAAGATAATAGCATTTTATTTATTTGGGCCACGTTTAGAAAAATAAAAGAGTGCATAGCAACAATAGAAGCGTGGGGGTATGAGTATTACGGATTGGCTTTTGATTGGACAAAAACGGGGAAGAATGGAAAACCCTGCTATGGAATGGGATATTACACAAGACAAAATAACGAGGTCTGTTTGATTGGAGTTAGAAAAGATAAAGCAAAAAGAATCATTCCCAAAAACAGAAGTGTTTCATGCGTCTTACAGTCGGAACGTAGAGAACATAGCAGAAAGCCGGATGAAGTACGAGATTACATAGTACAAATTTGCGGAGATATACCGAGGATAGAATTATTTGCAAGGCAGGAAGTGAACGGTTGGGATAATTGGGGAAATGAATTGTAGGAAATGGATAGAAAGGAGCGGTAAACGTGGCGGATAAAATCAGATGTGCAGATTGCGAGCATTGCAAAGGGTTTCGGAAAATGGGTAATACAAGGTCGAGTTTTTCTTGTAAACACCCCGACCAAAGCTATATTTTGGATTATTTCAAAGGCCATAAAATACAGAAAATGCCCGGTTTCCTTGAGTATGGCAAGCCGTTTTCAAGCGAAGTGCCTATAAAAACGTCACCGGCGTGGTGTCCTAAGAAAAAGCAGGAGGGCGGAAAGTGAAAATAATATCACAGGTAAGTGATTTTGGGTTGACCGAGGGCAGGGAGTACGAGGTATTGGAAGAAAGTGCAGGATTTTACAAAGTGCAGCTTGACAATGGCAATATCTCATACAGGAACGGCTGTTTGTTCGACAAAGGAGAGGGAGGGGCGGAAAATGCAGTATAGGGCGTTGGCGTATAACAAGGCGGAGGACAGGTTTTATTATGTTTACGGTCTGCCCTCTTACGGATTCGATACGGACGAAATCGGGGAAATGGGAACGCCGGACGGCGATTTTACGGAAATCAACCCCACAACCCTTGGCAGGGGGACCGGCTACACGGACATAACAGGCACGGAGATTTTCACGGGCGATATTACAGAGTTGGAAGTAGACGGAGAAAAACGGCGGTTTACGGTAATCGAAACTACGATTGACCGGGAATATAACACCCTGCCCGGATTTGATGGTAAGACCGTGAAAGTGAGGTTGCAGGGGGTAATAGCCTTTGAGTGGCAGCAGGACGGAAAAACCTATATCCTGCTACCGTGCGTGGATAAGAAAGGCGTGTGCGATACGGAGCGTATGCGGATTGTCGGGGATATTCACACAAGGGCGGAAAGGGGCGGTAATGGAAGCAAGGGCAAAGAGTAGCGGTACGCCCTACCCTATATGGGTGTACGGCGAATATCTGACAGAACCGCCAAGGCGACCAAGCGGGGCATTACGCCCCGTAGGTCACTACATAGACAAGGGCGGTTATCCGGGTGCCAATGTGTACGCCGTGGATATTTCTACCCTTTGCAAAAGCACGGCAGCGGTTGACAGCAGGGGCAGCAGGATATACACGCAGGATATTCTTTTACACGAAGCAGAGGACGAAATAGGGTACTTTGTGGTGGAGGACGAAGAAACGGCGGTTGATGTGGTTTGGGGCGAAATAGTGGCATTAGGACGCTTACAGGTAGGGGATATAAGCGTGGTCGGCAATATGGTAGACTACCCGGACTTCATAGAGGGTATGAGATACCACGTTGAAAACGGTCTGAATGTGCCGTATCTGCCCTCATTAAACGTAATGGCTACGCCATTGCCGTTTCTGAAAATGACTTGTTCAAAATGCGGATATGTTACGCTTGGTTGCTGTTATGTGGCACGGCATAAGGATTGTGACGGATTCTTTACAATGGATTTTGCAACGAAAATTTATAGGAAAGGAGAAAAAGAAAAGGCGTTTGCATAGTGGCATACGCAAACGCCTTTCATTGCCTTATAGCAATAATTACACCTACTCAAATTATACTATAAGGCTTATGGAAAGTCAATAAGCAACCTCTGAAAACGTGTAGGAAATGGCACGTTTCGGACCTTGTATGGGGTATTAACATCAAGGACAATACTATATTATATACTTATATAAGTACCTATAGTTATATAAGTATATGGTTAGGTTGATGTACCATTTATGAGGGGAGGGGTTGGATAGTATAAGGAGAGTGCAGGAATGGCAAGAAAAAAATTCATAAGAGAGAAAAGGATTTATTGCGGGGAGGAATATTTAGAGGTTGATATAGTACCCGTTACCAATATGCCGGAAGCAGGCAAGGGGAAAAAAGGGCAGTCCTCACAGGCTCAAAAAAATCTGAATGACAAGCGGAGTAAAAGGCGGTTTGTACAGATAGCCAATACAAACTTTGGGGCAGATGATTTACATATATCGGCAACCTATAACAAAGAGCATTTACCTATAACCTTGGAGGAAGCGGAAAGGAACGTACACAACTATCTTGATAGGGTAAAAAGGAGAATGAAGAGGGTCACGGGGCAGGATTTAAAATATATGCTTGTCACGGAATATACGCCGGAGGATGAAGAGGGGCAGTTGACCCTAGAGGGCATGGAGGATAAGCAGACAAGGGCGGTTAGAATCCACCACCATATTATCTTGAATGGAGGGTTGAGCCGTGACGATTTGGAATTGATGTGGAGTACAACCCGGATTAACTGGAAAAAGGTACAGAATGACCCGGAATATAGGAAAACCGTAGATTATTTGGGATTCGTAAATTGTGATAGGTTGCAGCCAAACGAGAACGGTATAGAGGGGTTGGTAAACTATATCAATAAGCGGAAAAAAGGTTGTAAAAAGTGGTCTACTTCTATGAATCTGAAAAAGCCAAAGGAGAAGAAAAACGACCATAAATATAGTTTCCGAAAGTTGCGGACATTGGCACAGACCCCGGAAGATAAAGAGGTATGGCGTAAGCAGTATAAAGGGTATGAGCCTACAAAGATAGATTTTCAGTATAACGAGTATACTGGGTGGAGCGTCTACCTACGGTTGCAGAAAGCGAGGGAATGAATGGCAGATTATACACCGCAGGAGGAAAAAGAATTAAATGCGGAGTTGAGGAAGTGGCAGAACAGGGCAAAACGGCTTACGGCAAGCGTCTATTATGATTCGGTTGCAAATGATTTGAGCGATAACGATATTTCAATTCTGACAAAGGTAACAAATGCAGAGAGCCACAAGGACATACACCCGTATCTTTGGAGTAGCGGAGTAATTGAAAGGGTGCTTGATAAAATATCAGGGAAGCTAAAGGAAGAAAGGAAAGGAAGTCGGTAAAATGTTTGTAGGGTTGCATGACAGCGAAAAAGAGCATTTCAAGCATAAAAAGACGTTCCCAAACTATGCCCTTATGAAAATATCCGCATACCACAAGGCAAAGGGGGATTCCGTGGAGTGGTGGGACCCTGCAAAAGATTACGATTTGGTCTATTCGTCAAAGATATTCGATTTTACGGAGGAAAACAAAGACCTACCGCCGGATACCATAAAAGGCGGTACAGGCTACGACATAGAAAAGAAGCTACCGCAGGAAATAGATGATATGTACCCGGATTATTCCATATACCCCGATTGTGATTATGCGATAGGCTACATTACTAGGGGTTGCCCCAATAAATGCCCTTGGTGCTACGTTCCGAGGAAAGAGGGGAATATAAAGCCTTACAGACGTTGGACGGAATTAGTGCGGTACGATACGCCGGATTTAATCTTAATGGATAACAACATATTAGCAAGCGAATACGGCATAGGGCAGCTAAAGGATATGGCAGGCAAGGGGTGGAGAATCGACCTCAATCAAGGAATGGACGCACGGTTGGTAACAGAGGAAATAGCGGACATATTGGCAAGCCTGCAATGGATAAAGTATATTCGTTTTTCTTGCGATACCGTAAGCCAAGTAAAGCACATTGACAGGGTAGCGGAGTTATTGGCGGAAAGGGGAATTAAGCCGTATCGGCTCTTTGTCTATCTGCTTGTGAGGAAAGACCTAGACGAAGCAGATTATAGGGTGCAGCAGTTGAGGAAACATAAGGGCATACACCTATACGCCCAGGCGGAGCGTAACGAGGGTTTGGGTATCCGCCCGAACAAGGCACAGCTTGAATTTACCAACCGCTACATATACGGGAATCTGTATAGGAAAGAAACTTGGAAAGAGTACATAAATAAAAGACCTTGGGTAAAGCAGAGATTGGAGGGATTGTAGGCATGGCAGCAGGATATAAGCATACCGAAGATGATTTAAGGGTAATGCAGAGCCTACCACTTGATATAAAAATCAGAATGACACAATCAAGGATTAGGGGTTGGGTCAATGAGTACGAGGAAAGCGGGGTGTATGTATCATTCAGCGGTGGCAAGGACAGCACGGTATTATTGCATATCGTCCGTGAGATGTACCCGAACATTGAAGCGGTATTTGTAAATACTGGATTGGAATATCCCTCAATAGGGTTGTTTGCGAGAAGTAAGGAAAATGTAACGACAATAAGACCCGAAATGAGTTTTAGGGAAGTGATTTTAAAGTATGGATACCCGCTTATCAGTAAAGAGGTTGCCGAGTGCGTTTCACAGGCAAGAAAAGGTTTGGAATCGGACAAGGGATATTATTCTTACAGATTGGCAAAATTGCAGGGAACGGCGGTTGATAAGGAGGGCAGGAAAAGCCTATACAATCAAGAAAAGTGGAAATTCCTGTTATATGCCCCATTTGCAATATCTCATATGTGTTGCAATGTTATGAAGAAAAAGCCTGCAAAAACATTCAGCAAAAAGTACGATAAGAAGCCTATTATAGGAACTTTGGCAGATGAAAGCAGATTACGGAAACAACAGTGGATGAAAAACGGTTGCAATGGTTTTGACATGAAAGCCCCGGTAAGTAATCCGCTATCGTTTTGGGTAGAAAATGATATTTTGCAGTATATAGCGGAAAACAATTTGGAAATAGCAAAAGCATATAGAAGAGTGGTTTTTAGCAAAAAAGAGGGTCGGTATTATACTACGGGTTGCCAAAGGACGGGTTGTATATTCTGCCTGTTTGGAATCACGCAGGACAAGGACCGTATAGCACGGTTACAGATTGAAGAGCCGAAACTTGCGGATTATGTATTGAGGGGCGGGGAATTTGGAGATAACGGATATTGGCAGCCGAGCAATAACGGATTGGGTTATTGGTTTATCATAGATTGGCTTAATCTGCATGGATTGGGAATTGAATGTTACAGAGATATAGACTATGCGGGGATATATGGGAATGAACAGACAAGGAAGATATTACTTTCAGAAAAAATAAAAGTAGGCATGAAGAAAATGGAAGAGGGGAGGGAAAAGAAATGTTGACACTGCCAACAATAGGAAAGTGGTTTTATATGATTCTGTCCGGTGAAAAGGGCGAGGAATACAGAGATATAAAGCTGTATTACACAAGTCGTTTCAAGAAATATTTGATATGTACCCTCATTCAAATATACCGTATGGGACCGACAAAAGGGAAATCAAATTTAGGAATGGGTACGGAAAAGATAAGCCGGAATTTGTAGCACGTTGCACCTTGGATATTAAAACAGGTCGGGAAGAGTGGGGAGCAGAGCCGGGAAAAGAGTATTACACACTGAAAATACATGAGATTACAGAAAGGAGCGGTTGTTGATATGCAGGCAGCAGGATTTGTAGCACATTGCCCCTATGAGTTGGGCGACCGGGTGGAAGTGGCAATAGTTGAGGGTATGGCTATCACGGGATACCCAAGGAAAGCAGAAACGGCACTTATGGAAATTACGGATATTCTAACGGTGCATAGTGTAAAGAAAGGCACGGTTACTTTTCTTTATGAATTGGACGGAAAGAAACAAGTGCAGTTGATTCCGTGGGAAGAGTTGGCAAGGAGGTAGGAAAGTATGGGAAATAGCGGATTTGTGACCGATTCGGACACGGAAAGAGAATTGCGAAAATGGCAGCAGGCAAGGGATATGCCAATAGACGTAGAGAAGATAAGGCAGCAGTACAAAAACAAGCAGAACAACGCCCAAGGGCAGCATTTTGAGCGTGAAATACTTGCAGGGTGCAGGATATACGAGCAGAAAGGCATAGCCACGATAGACAAAACGCCGGAGCCGTTCCGTGTGACAAGTAAAAACCATAGGACGGGAGAATTTACGGGGCGTTTCAGTACACACGCACAACCCGATTTTCAAGGAACCTTATACGGCGGTCGTTCTATCATGTTTGAAGCGAAGAGGACTGGGAAAGATAGGATAACCCGGAATGTCCTTACAGATATGCAAATGGACGTATTGGAGAAGCACAACCGATTAGGGGCGTTGTGCGGTGTCTGTATCAGTATACAAGATGATTTTTTCTTTATCCCTTGGAATGTATGGCGTGATATGAAAGAAATGTACGGACGGCAGTATTTGAAAGCAGATGATATAGAGGAATACAAGGTAAGGTTTGACGGTGCGGTACACTTCTTACAGAACATAGACATGGGGATATTTACGGAGGGGCAGGCATGAGCGATAAGGATATGATTATTGAGTTGTTGGGAATTGCGGAGGTCGCAGAGGACGGAACGGTAGATTTTACCGACCGTGCAAAAGAAATCATTATGGACTTGGCGGAGAAGTACAGAAAAACGCCCATATACGAGCAGGCGAAGAAAGAAACGCCGGAATGGGTCAACACCGCAACGGCAGCAGTCGGTAAAACGGAATCCCTATTAAATCAAATGGGCGAGATATTGGAATCTTAGGAGGTAGCCTATGGCAGCAGTTGACAGGATATTGAGCGGTTGTATTCCCTGCTACGGCATGATGAAAAAGGCAATGCCTGGACCGGAAAAGAAGAGCAGAAAGAAATATGAAAACCGCAGGCTTACGGAGGTTGACCCCAAGACCAAAAAACCAAGGTTGAAAGCGAGGGTAAGCACGGAAAGGGCGGTTGAAGTCCTCTATATGTTTGAGAATACGGACGTATTGCCTTATCAGATTGAGGAAATGAAAGTAACCATAGCCAACTTGCAGGCGAGGGTTAAAAAATTGGAGGATTGGCAGGAATGAAATATTATCACGCAGCACCAAAGGAAACAATGGTAAAGATTGCAGGAGAGGGGATAATCAAGAAATCGTGGGACGGAATGGTATACCTCTGCAAAGAAGCGGTTGATTCGTGCAAGTTTCTTATAATGCGAGGAATGGAAGAAATAAGCGTAATAGAAATTGAGTTGGACGAAAACGAGGTTGTAGAATCTTACGACCATTCGGAAGTATTTTTTAAATGCAAGGCTTATATGCACAATGGAGATATAAAACTGACAGGAAAAGAAAGAATATGGGATTATTCTTTTAACGTGTAAGGAGGGAGAATATGGAGGCAGGATTGACGCTTGGAAGTCTGTTTGACGGTATCGGCGGTTTCTGTTACGCAGCACAGCTAACAGGCAGGATAACGCCGATATGGGCCGCAGAGATAGAGCCGAGTTGTATTGATATAACACGCTACCGATTCCCGGAGGTTATGCACGTTGGGAGCGTGACGGAGTTAAAAGGCGATGAAATACAACCCGTGGATATAATTTCTTTCGGGAGTCCGTGCCAAGATTTAAGCATAGCAGGACAGAGAAAGGGGTTAAAGGGCAACCGTTCCGGGTTGTTCATGGAAGCGATCAGAATCATAGAGGAAATGAGGTTAGCAACAAATGGTAAATATCCAACTTTCATTATTTGGGAGAATGTACCCGGTGCTTTTTCATCAGCAGACGGAGCAGATTTTAGAGCCGTGCTTGAAAAAGTCACAAAAGCCAGTATTCCAATGCCTGCAAGTGGCAGGTGGGCAACCGCAGGAATGGTTAGAGGGGGAGAAGTTGACGCAGCTTGGAGAGTGCTTGACGCTCAATTTTGGGGAGTACCCCAACGTAGAAAGAGAATCTACCTTGTCGGAGATTTTGGAGGACAACGTGCCGGAGAAATACTCTTTAAGTCCGAAAGCCTGCTTGGGTATCATACGAAGAGCAAAGGCGAAAGGGCGGAAGTTGCCGGAGAATCTACGGATAGCCTTAGAGCAGAGAATAGCGGAACAGGGGAGATAATCGGGTTAGACTTTGCACACGCTGACAGCGTAGTAAGGACTTTCGAGGATAAGACCCCTACGCTATTGCAGAATATGGGAAGTGCAGGCGGTCAAATACCTTGCGTAATGCACGAAAAGCGGACGGTTGCAGGATTTACATATAACCAAGGCGGAGAGGGCAAAGGGTTAGGATTCGAGGAAGAAAAAGCACCTACCATTATGACAGGTGGCAGAGGGGCGGTATTCATGGAAAAGAAAAGCGTTATCCCTTTGCGTGATGAAGTGACCCGGAATAAGGCAAGCAACGGATTAGGCGTTGGGGAAGTCGGGGGACCATGCCCGACACTTACAACGGCGGACGTACACAGCGTTTTCTATGAAGCATATCAGCACCACGGATACAGGGAGAGCAGCACAAGCGGTACGCTTACGGCAGACCAAAACAGTACCATAAGGGGCGATACGCCTATAGTCTGCAAAGAGGTTAAATACTATGAGGGGCAGCAGTTCGGAAATTATAAGGAATCGGATATTGCAGGAACGGTATTAGCAGGGCGGGCAAAAATAGTAAATAATGGCACGGGGATAATCGTTGAAAAGAATAGAAAAGCCTTTGAATTGAATCAGCACGGCGGATATAGGGAAACAGAGGTAAGCGGTACATTGAGGGCAGCAGGGGGGGATTCCGGCGGAGGGTCGGAAACAATCATAACCGAGAACCACGGGACAAAGGAGAATACCCCTAGCAAGCCAAGAAGCATAAAGGATATTCTGAAAAAGGCGGTACAACGTGTTATCTATGTTATACGCAGATTGACCCCGGTAGAGTGTGAGAGGTTGCAGGGATACCCGGATAACTGGACAAAATACGGTGCAGACGGCACGGAAATAGCCGATACGGCACGTTATAGGGCGATAGGCAATAGTATATGTGTCTTTTGTGCGGAAAGGGTGTATTTGGGGATTTTAGACGCATTGACGGAGGTATCAGAAAGTGAAAGAGAAAAGGAAAGCATTTTATAAGACCGTGTTTCGGTATTGGACCAGGGAGAAGTTAAAGCCGTTCTTAATCAAGTTGCTTATTGTATCGTTGATTGTTACGGTTGGATTCTTTGCCTTTGTATGGTTAATGGCTTATTTGTTGGCGTGTGGGGAAGCAGCAGGATTAGGGCAGGGGTTGAGGATATGAAAAAATGTAGCATTTGCGGTAAGCCTGCCTTGGAGGTCGTGGAGGTCTGCCCGGAATGTTTGCAGAGGGCAGCAGTTGACCACGGACAGATAAAGCGGTTAGAGCAGATTAGCAGCATATTAAGCATTACGGCAGGGACCGACACGAACATAAAGGAGTGCCTGGAAAGCATATTGGAAATTGCGGAGGATTTGGAAAGGAGCGGTAGCATTGGCAAAGAAGAGCAGACGGAAAAAGGGGCAGCAGTTCCCAAAAAGCAATAAGGTTACATACAACAAATATAAACCGAACAGGCAGGCAAGGCGGTTAGGGATAAAGGCAGAAACACCGCCGAAGCAGGAAGAGCCTAAGAGGGTATCCAAGGCGGAGGTATTGAGGGATAGGGTGCAGCAGGCAAAGGAAGCGGAAAGGCGGATAGTACCGAAGGGCATGACATACGGGGAATATCTGCAATATCTGAATGGAAAACGGCAGGAGTTGGAGGGGAAAAGGGCAAAATCTGAATAATACTTATATAAGTATACAGATTGCACAAATAACGGCTATACTTATACAAGTATATTTGTGGATGTTTCCGGGTTGTATTTATACTTATATAAGTATATAATAGAATCATCAAAGGAAAGCAAACGGAGGTAGCCGGATATGAAGAAAGAATGCACATTCGAGGAATTGGGATATTTTGCAGAAAGGGAATGTAAAGCAATCAAGGACAGTTTGCAGGGGTACAGTTACATGAACTTTGATATTTCTTGGAGTAATTGGGCGGGTAATTGCACTCTGATAGTTGCCACCGATTACGAAGCAGAGGAAAAGGAAATAAAGGATTTCTTCTTGCATTGTGCTTTAGGTATGATATTTCAGATTAAAAGGACGGTTGAATAGCCGAAATAGCGGTTTATCCGCTATCAAGACAGGTCGGCAACCTGTTTTCTGACGAGGGCAAGCCAATAGCCGTAGCAGGGATAGAGTGAAAAAATAGCAGCGGGCACACCAAGCTAGAGAGTGTGTAGACGGTCAACAAGTTTTTCGTAATTTTTTAATGTGAAAAATTGCAACGCCTATCACAAATGCCGGAAAGGCGGTTGGATTCCATGATAAGGGGACCACCGAAACGAAAAGGCGGTTGCACATTTTATAGAGTGCAAGCCTTGGGGATTGTATAAAATGTGCAAATTGCTAACAGGAGGTAGAATATGTTATTGCGAGAATTAAGAGGGAAAAAGGCAAATAAGAACCGTTGGGAAGCGTTGAAAATGCTTGATTGGGAGAAAGACTATGATGTTATAGAAAAAATATTTTCAGTGACTAATCCTATTTTCTTTAGCAAACGCACACCTAAACAAATTATTTCAGAAATCAAGGAAGAAATTAAATTTAATGCTCTGATAAAAGGAGGTAAGGAAGAATGAAAACTATTGCAGTTATCAACATGAAAGGCGGATGTGCCAAGACCACGACAACGGTAAATATGGCCCATATCTTAGCCAAGGACTACGGTAAAAAAGTATTGGTTATTGACAATGACAAACAGGGCAATCTTTCCAAGGCTTGCGGTGTATGGAGTTATGAGAAGCCGAGCATTGCGGATATTCTGACAGGGCAGCAGGGCATAGAATCCGTGACGCAGGAAACGAACACGGAGCGGTTAAAGGCGATTCCTGCAAATATGCACCTTTTGACTGCTAACCTTATGGTAATTAAGGACGAGGAACGGCAGCAGGCAACTATATTAGCCGAGGAATTGGAAAAGGTAAAGGGCGAGTATGATTATTGCATTATTGATTGTCCGCCGGATATAAATATTTCCGTTATAAACGCCCTTGTGGCAGCGGACGAGGTTATTATACCGATTAAGATTGACGGGTACGCATTTGACGGCATGGACGAACTGGAAGAGCAGATAAACAACGCCAAGCAGCTTAACCCGAAACTGAAATTGAGGGGTTGCCTTGTGACAATGTTCTATAACCGTGACGTATGCAGGCAGGGGGAGGAATGGTTGCAGAATCAGCGTTACCCGGTATTTAAAACGCATATCCGCAGGACGGAAAAGGCGGACGAGGTTACTTTTACAAATGAAAGCCTTATGGAGTATTCCCCACGTTCCGGGGCCGCAAGGGATTACAAGGCGTTTGTGCGTGAGTATTTGGAGGTATAGCATGGGAGGGTACAAAAATACAGAGGGATACCCCGACCCGACCGCAGGCATGGCGATACATGAGGTACAGAAAGAGGAAAGGCGGAAAGAGCATAACGAAGCCGTGAGTACGCTTATCACAATGCTAAAGCAGATAATCAGCCTTGCCGGGTTTGAGTTGGTCGGGCGTATCGTCTTAAAGGACAAGGAAACAGGAAAGGAGTACAGATAATGCTTGTAAATTTAGAGGGTTTAAAGAAACCCGAAGAGCAGAGGGCGGAACTTAAAAAGAGTATCTACCGTGCAAAGAAGCAGATAGAGAAGCAGGCGGAAAACCTCAAAGAGTTATTCGAGTTGATAAAGAAACGCCCGGACCTGCCAATAGTGGCAATGGTAGATAGTGAGATTGTGGCAGATGATGGTTGTTGCTACTGGATGGGAAGTTGGGGAAGTTGCCTTATTGATAAATATATCGTGCATGAGGATTACGGCGTTATCTTCTACGAAGAGGGAAAACCCGATACGGTGGATATTTTTGAAAAGTATTTTGATTATGCGGAATGTGGCATAGATGAAGAGTTGCCGGACGAGGAAGCCTTACCGCTAATGAGGGCAAAGGTTGATTCCTTGGATTGGCAAGAAGCGATTATAGTATATATCCAAGTGCCGGACGTTGAAATTTGTTAGGAGGGAGAGTATGGAGCGTAGACCTATTATCATGGTTGACACAAGCAATATGCCTACATTTTGCAGGAATCATTGTTGTAACGGAGATTGCAGCAGGCATATTTCTAAGGGTATGGCATATATGGGACCCTGCAAGTTTTCTTTGCTGAAAGATACCGAGGATTGCGAGGGGTACATATCAAGACGGCAGCAGGCGTTAGAGAAATGCGAGTTATGCGGTAAGTCGTGCCGGGACCGTATCACGATAAAGAACAGAATAAACGGTAACGAATTAAAGGTATGCCGTAAGTGCATAAAGAAGTTTGATATTAAGTAGGAAAATAGCAATGTGACCGATTCGGACACGGAGAAAAAGGAAAGCGAGGTAATGGAGAATGGCAGGATTTGACCTTAATAGTTTGCTGAACGGAAAGAGCAAAGGGGCAGCAGGACAGAAGCAGGAAACAGCGGTAGCAGGAACGGAGCAGGCAGAGGGGCAGGAAAACGGTTTTGAGGTTGTAATGCTTGATGTAGAGGATTTAATGCCGAGTAAGGATAATTTCTACGCAACCGAGGGAATAAACGAGTTGGCGGACGCTATCGAGTTGTCGGGAGGTATCGAGCAGAATTTGGTTGTCAAGCCGGAAGCACACGGAAAGTATGAGGTTATCGCAGGACACCGCCGGAGGTTGGCAGCGTTGAAACTGATAGGGGAGGGCAAGGAAGAGTATAGAAAAGTGCCGTGCCGTATCAAGCATGAATCCGACACCATAAAGGATAAGTTGAGCCTTATTCTTACCAACGCCACCGCAAGGGAATTGACAGATTGGGAAAAGGTGCAGCAGGCAAAGCAGTTAAAGGAACTTCTTACCGAGTATAAAAAGGCGTTGACGGAGGAAAACAGGGATAAGCCGAAAGAAGAGCGGGTAAGAATGGGGCGTATACGTGAAATCGTGGCTCAAATGCTTAACACGTCCACTACGCAGATTGGCAGAATGGAAGCCATAGAAAACAACTTATCCCCGGAATTTAAGCAGGAGTTGGAAAAGGGCAATATCGGCATTTCTACCGCCCATGAACTTAGCAGGCTTGACGGGGAGGGGCAGGCAAAAGCCTATCAGCAGTATGAGGAAAAAGGGGAAATGCACATTAAGGACGTGAAGCAGGAGCAGAAAGCAGAAATCACGGACGAACAGGTAGAACGTGTACAAATGGCTATCACGGACGCTATAAAGGGAGAAACTAACCGGGATATTTTCAAGGTAAAGGATAATTTGGAGGGAATAGAAAAAATGCTTAGAAAGCATTTTGAAAGGACTTTCAAAGGCTCAAAAATCAACTTGGAGGACGGCAGACATTTTGTTTACAGGTTTGCAGCAGAGGGAATAACGATTATCAATGAGGAATGGCAGAATTATTTGATTGAGTACGCCGACCTTGCAGGGATTGTAGCGTTGATGATTGAAAACGGCGATTTGGTTTATGACGATTCTCTGGAAGAGGTACAGGAGGAAGCAGAGGAAGAAAACGAGGAAGCGTTTAACGGCATGAATGAGCCAACGGCAGCAGTCAACCAACAGGAGGAAGAAAAGCCTTTGCCGGGGCAGCAGGATATGAGCGATTACCCGGATTATGTGCCGGAGGTACAGGAAAAGGGATTGAGTTTCACAGAATGGATTGCTAAAAAGCACGGCATGGGTCAATATACGCTTATTGGAAAGGAAGTTAGGGCGGTCATAGCGTCCGAGTTGGAAGCGAACAAAGGAAAAATGCCTTGTCCGGCAGAATGGGAAAACAAAGTAACCAACGCCTTATCTGTTTGGGTATCGGGCAAGACAAAAGAGTATCAGAAGTATTTACAGAGTTAGGCGGTGCAGTATGGACCGTATTGAATATAGGGAGGGAATTATATATTACGGTGGCAGCAGGGTAGGAACGGCATTAGAAACAGCTATATTTACTCTGTCTGCCATAGGCAGTAAAACAGTAAGTGAAACGTGCGATTTGCTGAATCAGTTAATGCAATCCTTTGATGATACATTGGCAAGCCTAAAAGACCTTGCAGAGGAAATAGGCGGATTGTTGGAAGTATCACAAGATATTTGCGAATCCTGCAAGGGCAGGAGGACACGGCACGGCAGCAGGATTAAGGCAGGAAAG